TGAGTGGCGTGGGAAGATTATGAAAGACGTATCTGCTGTTGAAGCTATTCAATGTGCTATTGAGTATTATACTGCACATAGGCTAAATCAAACTGCCATTATCGATGGTATGCGATGTAGACCCACTGCTATGAAGAGATGCTCCCATCCTGGGTGTCATTTCTTGTCAGGATATTGTCCTGAATTACACCCGCAGTTAGGTTTAGAAACTGCCGCCACTATAGCTAATATTGTAGCAAAGGTGCGTGGAGGTTTCGTCACGAACGTTGAAACTGCAAGTGAACGTATGGAAAGAGCTGCAACAGCCGCGCTATACAATAAGGCTACTGCCTTCATTGATAAGTGGGATTGGCTTTGCGTCTTGCCAGAGAGTATGCTTGAAGATGAGCGTGTTATTGACTTCCTTATGTGGTACAATGCTGATACAGTCAAAACGCGCATTACAAAATCTGTAGTTTTTATTATTGCACTATTGATTATATTTGTTTGCCTTGGAGGACCACCATTGTTAGCCATAACTGGCTTTTATATAGTGTTTATCACCACTGTAAATAAGTCATATCAGAAACGAATGTTTGTGCATGAATTGAAACGTCGTAATGATTCGCTGCCTGTTATTATTAAAGGAGCTCGCGACAAATATGCTAAGGATTTATTCCAAATAGCAGCAGGAGTCGCAACTCTTTATTTTATGGCAAAAGTATACAAGCATTATGTAGCATTGAAACCTACCCAGAGTGCATTAGAACCTGAGAACGAAGAAGAAGTAGTCGAGCGCGATGAGCAGCCCAATCCGTGGGCTGGCTTGTTTCAGCGATCGTTACCAACGAGTGACTATTCTAAACGCGTTAGTGTTGACCAACTTCAAAAGATGGTTGAGAACAACTTAGTGTATGCTAGTTTGGATTCTGGTGGGGACTTGCGGTTGATGGCAAATTTACTCTTTTTGAAGAGTAATTTGATATTGATTCCAAATCATTATTTTGATGAGGGAGATACGTTGATTGCAACATGTTATAAAGAACAATCACAGAATGTGGGTGGCAATTTTGTCACACGGTTGTGTAAGAGCTCTTCATATCATGTGCCAGGCACTGATTTACGAATTTGTTATTCAAGTACTGGCGGTTCTAGAAAGAATATAATTAAATATCTACCTTTAAGTCGCAATTTGCGTCAGTGTCCTGGTCGTATGGTTTGGCGTCACAAGAAGGGTGACATTTTGAAAATGCTCGCCACTTTGGAGCCTGGTATTGTTACTAATGGCACCCGTAATTTTGAGGGTGTCTTGTATCGCAATTTAACACACAACACTTTTAATGGTATGTGTGGTGGTACATGGATTAGTGAAACTAAAGATCCATGTATAGCAGGTTTCCACTTGGGTGGAAATGCTGGTTTACCCCGTGGTTGTGCGGGAACACTATCTCAAGATGATGTAGAAAATGCTATTAAAGAGCTGGAAGCTATTGATGGCATACTACTTAGCGGTGATGGTGAAAAGTTTGAGCCTCAAATGCTTGGTGAAGTATTTGTGACTCAAACTCCTGTACATCCCAAAAGCCCAATGAATTATTTACCAGAGGGCTCACAGTTCGAATATTATGGTTCGTGCATTGGACAATCAACGTCGCGTAGTGATGTTAGACGTACACCAATGTCGAATCATATTGAAACTGTTTGTGGTATCCCCAATATTTGGGGTGCCCCCAAGATGCAACCGGAATGGTTTGGTTGGCAAAAAGCATTAGAAAATGCTAGCCATCCCGCTATTCCCTTTCCCCATGATTTATTGGAAGTGTCCATTAGTGATTATAAATCTGATCTCGTAGCTTTGATTAAGCGTCGTATGTGGCGCAGCATTAAGCCATTGAATGATCATGATAACTTAAATGGTATTCCAGGGTGTAAGTTCATTGATGCTATTAATTTGAATACTGCCATTGGCTATCCTTTGACAGGTAACAAGAGGAAACACATTATTGAAAATGAACCCAATCCAGATGGATCTCTCAACCGTGAATTTGAACCTTTGATTAGGGACGAGATTAAGAGATGTGAGGATTTATATCGTGAAGGAAAACGTGCTTATACT